CATGTTATAGTCATTAACTCTATTCGTGTTATAGTCATTAACTCGAGTTGTAGTATTATTATTGTTAACTCTATTCGTATTATATCCATCGTATTCAGCATGGATGCTTGTACCAAAAACCGTAATAGTTAGTAATAGGGCACCTAAAATAGATGTAAGTTTTTTCTTCATGGTTTTCCCTCCTTTCGTATTTAGTAATGTCTCCAGTTCCTAAAGACAATATTCGGTTGAAAATATATAAAACCATTTGAATTCAAATTATGATAAGTATCTTTAATTTTTATTATTAAAAATACTTAATAATAATGGATTAAGTTAATTGAAATGTATTTATTCTTTATAAGCATAAATTTTTGGTAACGGTACATTCTATGAGAGGTAATTACTATATTTGGGTAAGGTGTTCCTTATGAGTTATAAGAACTTATTTTCTTTAATCAAGAACATGATTGGGAAAATTTTTTCTATAGTAAGTATTGTTGCTGAAAGTCTAATTTCTTTAAGGAGGAATATTTTTATGGGTATTTTAAGTGGAAATCCACAAAATGAACCAATGCACTACGGAGAAGTCTTTGGGATTTGGAGTTATCTTGCAGCGGCACAAGGCGCGATTGCTGGATATCAAGTTCTTATTAACCATACAGGGGACGAGGATTTAAAGAAATTTTTAGAGAACCTTGTAGAGAATGATATCCAATCAGAAGTTGAAGAATTAAAAAATATCTTGAAATTGAATGGTGTTGCATTACCACCAGCACCTCCAGAAAGACCAGTTGCATCTATTGAAACGATTCCTCCTGGTGCTCGTATTAATGATGCAGAAATTGCAGCTAAAGTTTCTATGGATCTTGCTACTGGCTTAGTAGCATGTAGTCAAGCTATGGGACAATCTCTTCGAGAAGATGTTGGAATGATGTTTGGTCAATTTCATATGAAAAAAGCACAAGCTGGAGCTATATTACTTCGTCTGAATAAGAAAAAAGGTTGGATTATTCCGCCTCCATTACATGTTCTACAATCCGATCAAGCATAGTTATTGAAAGAAAGTTCAATTTATTCAGTGTAGCTGTTGCAGTGAGGTAATCTAGGAAAATAAAGGTTATTAGCGAATTAAAATAAATGGCAGAATCGTGACCGTTTTTTGGCAGTAAATGTGCCGGTTGTTTTGGAATTAGCATGTTATATTTGTATTGTGAGTAGTGGCGGAAAACAACGCTCACAAGATTCATGATAACTGAAAATGGATCGTCATGACCGGTGGCGGTGGTTGTAGATTGGATGAACAATTGTTTCTTGTTTTCACATTCAATTGCAATTCACGTTGTGTAGACGGAGAAGGGCTTTTGCTCTTCTTCCAGTTACTTAATAATATTGGCGTAGATGATATAACAACATTAGGTGATTGGAAGAAGGATAAAACTTCATTTACCGTAATTGAAGTATAGATTAATAATTAATGAAAAAAGCATCCATTCGGGTGCTTTTTATTTTTAGGTAAGGAGCTAGGATAATGTGTGAGCATAGATACCAGCTGTTAGAAAGTGAGACTACTACTTATTATTCTGATACCAGACATTTTGAGGTAGATGTTTCGGCTACATTTTACTGCGAAAAGTGCCTTGATATTCAACATCGTGAGAAAAGAATTGATACGGGAGTGATTGAGGTAAAGGCATAATGAATGAGTACAAAACCAAACAACAGAAGCGTAAGTTCTATGACTGTGGTGAGTGGAAGAGCATACGAGAACCAGTAAAGAAGCGCGACAACTATGAGTGTCAAGAGTGCAAGCGTAATGGTCGAGTTCAAACAGATACCAATGAATACAGTGAGAGTGCAAAGCGTAAGAAGATACAGCTCGTTGTCCATCATATAAAAGAACTAGAACATCATCCAGAGTTAGCATTAGATATAGACAATCTTGAAACGGTTTGCGTGAATTGTCATAACAAAGAACACGGAAGAGTTTACGAAAAGAAACAAAATAAATGGGAACATGATGAGAAATGGTGAAAATAAAACAGAAATAACACCCCCCGGTTCAAGAATTGGGCTTTTTTTCGTCTAAGGGGCACCGGAGGAGGGGGTTAACTGTCAGGTTTTTTTCGATTTTACGCACGTAAGGGGGGGTGGGTAGATGGCTGTTAGTATTGTGAGGTTAAAAGAACAGCTCATGAATAGTATTGATATCACAGATTTAGTTGAAGTTGAAAAAGTAGAAAGATATATTGATCTGGTCAAAGCATTTAGAAAAATAAATAAAACCATTAATAAAGAAGGCGAATCTGTAACAGTAAAAAATGGTTCTCAAGTTTTTGTTAAAGCCCACCCTCTTATAAGTGAGAGGAATAAAATTAACAGTTCTTTAATTGCTTTAGGAAGAGATATAAAATTCGTTCCTAAAGTTGGTGCTTCTAATACGGGATACAGTCCAAGTGATTTAATATGATCAGGCAAAAGTATGTAGATGAATATATTGAGCTTTATAGGAGTGGGAAAATAAAGTTCAACAAAGAAAGAGAACTGTTAATTGACTATCTAGAAAAATATGTTTTGAACAGAGACGATTTATATTTTGATGATGAAATGATTGAGAAGTGTATCCGTTTTGGAGAGAAATGGTACTTTCCGTTGCAAGCATTTCAGAAATTCTTAATAGCATTCGTTTTTTTGTTTTATAAGAAAAACGGGCGTGTATTTTATCGTAAATTCTTATGGATGCTAGGACGTGGTGGCGGTAAAAACGGATTAATATCAGTCATCATTCATTTTTTAATTAGTGAAATGCATGGTATCACGGAGTATAACATTTCCGTTGTTGCAAACAGTGAAGAGCAGGCGAAAACCAGTCCAGATGAAGTTCATAAATGCGTCAAACGAAATGAAATATTGCAACGAGCATTTAAAACTACATTAACCCAAACTGTCTCTAAAGCAACAGGAAGTATATTGAAGTTTAGAACGTCTAATGGAGATACAAAAGATGGTTTGCGTGATGGCGCGGTTGTATTTGATGAAATACATCAATATGAAAGCAATAAAGATGTTCGAGTCCACATTAGTGGTTTAGGGAAAAAGAAAAACCCACGCGAATTTTACATTGGTACAGACGGGTATGTACGAGACGGATTTCTAGATAAGCAAAAAGAAAAAGCAATGAAAGTTTTAAATGGTGAAGCCCGTCCAAATGCTATCTTTCCGTTCATTTGTAAATTAAATGATGAAAAAGAAGTCGATGATATCGATAATTGGGAAATGGCGAATCCAATGTTATCTTATCCTTTAAGTGAGTATGCTGAGGGATTACTTGAAACGATAAAAGAAGAATACGAGGATTTAGAGGATGATCCAAGCAACCGAGAAGAGTTCATGACAAAACGAATGAACTTGCCGGTTACAAACTTGGAGCGATCTGTTGCGAAATGGTCAGAAATTCTTGCTACAAATCGTCCATTTCCTGATTTATATGCTCAAGAATGTATAGGGGCATTAGACTTTGCAAGTATTCGAGACTTTGCAGCATGTGGTCTTTTATTTAGACAAAATGGGGAGTACATTTTTAAAACTCATTCCTTTGTTCGAAAAGAATTTGTTGATATCTATTATGGATATTCTAAAAAAGCGGGTGAGTTTAAAAAACAAAAATTTGCTCCAATAAAAGAATGGGAAGAGCAAGGTTTACTAACAGTTGTGGATGAACCAACTATTAATCCTCAACACATTGTTGATTGGTTTGTAGAAATGCGAGAACAATATGGAATTAAAAAGATTATAGCTGATAACTTTAGAATGGAAGCAATAAGGCCATTATTAGTAGCAGAGGGGTTTGAAATAGAAGTTATACGAAACCCAAAAGCAATTCATAGTTTATTAGCTCCACGTATTGAAATGGCATTTGCAAATAAACAAATTGTTTTTGATAATAATCCGCTAATGCGTTGGTATACGCAAAATGTGTTGGTTGTTATCAAAGGTGATGGAAATAAAATATATGAAAAGAAAGAACCTGTACGTAGAAAAACAGATGGGTTTCAGTGTTTTGTTCATGCTCTTTATCGGGCGGATGAGATACAAGAAGCAACTGATTTTGTTATAGGTAACATTAAATTCTAATAAAGGGGGTGACAGCCATTGGATGGTTAGGTTCAGTATTTAAAAGAAATAAAGAACTAGAATTTATGCTAGATTTGGATTTGATTGCTGATACAGCAAATAGGCTTCACATGAAACGATTAGCACTTGATACATGCGTATCTTTTCTAGGAAGAACGATTAGTCAATCTGAATTCAGGGTAAGAAACGGTAAAACATTTGAGAAGAATGAGCTTTATTATCGACTAAACGTTAGACCGAATAAGAATATGACCGCAAGTACCTTCTGGGAAAGATTTATTCGTAAACTTATTTATGATAATGAATGCTTAGTCATACAAGCTGATGATGGTGATTTACTTATTGCCGATGGATTTCAGCATAACGAATATGCTGTATATGAAGATGCTTTTACAGATGTAACAGTAAAAGATTACACGTTTAAGAGAAGTTTTAAACAAAGCGAAGTAATTCACTTAAAGTATCGAAATGATAAATTATCTCCACTTATCGATGGATTATTTGCGGATTACGGAGATTTATTTGGTAGGATATTAAACTCACAGAAGCGTAAAAATCAAGTTCGTGGCACGGTTGATATGGATATGATTGGTGCTAAAACAGAAGAACAAATAGCGAAGTTACAAGAGTTTATAGACAACATGTATAAGTCGATTGGCTCAAAAGATATAGCTATTGTCCCACAACAAAAGGGTATTAATTATAACGAGATATACAACGGTGTTGCGAATGGCCCAAGTGTGGAAGAAATCAATAAAGTAACAAATGGTTTCTTAAATCAAGTAGCTATGGCATTTGGTATTCCAACAGCTCTGATATATGGGGAAATGGCTGATGTAGAAAAGCAAACGAAAAATTATATGCTTTTTACAGTACGGCCATTATTAAAAAAGCTATCTGATGAAGCGAACGTTAAATTCTTTGAAATGAGTGAATATCTTTTGGGACGAAGAATTGAGGTTAAGGCTGTTTCCTATCAAAGTATATTTGATCTTGCGACAAGTATTGATAAACTCATTTCTTCAAGTGCATTTACAGGAAATGAGATTCGATCAGAAGTAGATTATGAAGATTCTGATGATCCAAACCTAAATATTCATCATATTACGAAAAACTATACAAAATTAGATGAATCTGAAGGAGGGGAGAAAGAAAATGACGGTGAAAATTGATGTTAAAGGGCCAATTATTTCAAATGATGAAGCATGGATTTATGATTGGTTTGAAATGGATGCTACAAGCCCAAGTAAGATTTCAAAAGAACTTGAAAATGCAAATGGCGAGGAATTAGTTGTATCAATAAATAGTCCTGGTGGTTATGTAAATGAAGGTTCAGAGATTTACACGGCATTAAAAAATTATCCTGGTCATGTAGAAGTTCAAATTGTTGGTTTAGCAGCAAGTGCAGCATCATTTATTGCAATGGCTGCCGATAAAGTCCGCATTTCTCCAACAGCACAAATCATGATTCACAATGCTTCTATGTGGAATGGTGGTGATCATCGTGACATGGAAAAGGCGGCTGAGATGTTAAAAATAACAGATCGAGCAATTGTAAACGCCTATGTCATTAAAAGTGGTAAATCAGAAGAAGAACTACTTAATATGATGGCTGAAGAGACTTGGATGGGTCCACAACAAGCATTAGAAAATAATTTTGTAGATGAAATCATGTTCATGGAGAATCCAGTTAAAATGACAGCTTCAAGTGCCACTTCTACTATGATCCCGCAGAAAGTAATTGATGGTTTTAGAAATGGAACAATGGGAAAAAGTCAAGGAATTACAAAAGAAGATTTAAATACAGCATTATCAGGGTTAAAAGGTGAAATCCTGAATGATTTACAAACGAATACAAATCCAAAAGAGCTTATTCCAGAACCTGTTAATACAAAGCAGAATCTGAGTAAGCTCTTTTTAACTTTAGGAGGAAAATAAAATATGGTTATTAAATTCAATAACTTTGAAGAGAAGAAATTAGCTTTTGCGAAAGCAACACAGGAAGGTACAACAGAAGAACAATCGGCAGCATTAAATTCTATGATTGAAGCACTTGCTACAGATGTTCGTTCAGATATCTTAAATCAAGTGAATGAATCAATGGTAGATCGTTCTATTATGCAATCTCGCGGCGCTAATGTATTAACAAGCGAGGAAATGAAGTTCTTTAATGCAGTTGTGGAAGAAGGTGGCTTTAAGTCTACTGAAACTTTACCTAAAACAACTCAAGAACGAATCTTTGATGATTTAGTTGAAGATCATCCTTTCTTACAACATATTGGTTTAGAAAATTTAGGGGCTGTAACAGAATTCATTTACGGCGATCCAGAGGGTGCAGCAGTATGGGGACCGTTATTTGATGGTATTAAAGGGCAACTAAATGCTACATTCCGTAAAGATAGCATTTCACAACTTAAATTAACAGCGTTTATTCCATTAGCAAACGACATGTTGAAACTTGGACCGGTATGGGTAGAACGTTATGTTCGTACAATGATTACAGAGGCAATGAAAGTGGGTTTAGAACGTGGATTTGTAGCTGGTACAGGTAAAAATGAACCTATCGGGTTATTAAAAGATCCAAGTGGAAGTGTTGTGAATGGAGTATATCCAGATAAGAAGCCAGTAGGCACTTTAACGTTCGAACCAGGTCGTAAAACAATCAATGAATTAAAAGATGTTGTTAAATTACTAGCTAAAAAATTAAATGCTGATGGTTCGGATGCAGATCGACCAAAAAATATTGCTGGTAAAGTAGTTATGGTAACTAATCCGTTTGATACTTTTGATATTCAAGCGAACGCAACAATTCAAAATGCGGCTGGAGTATATGTAACAAGCTTGCCATTTAATCCGATCCTTACAGAATCGGTGTTTGTACCTCAAGGGAAAGTATTATTCTTTGTTAAGGGTCAATATGTTGCAGCGATGGGTGGAACAGAGCCAATCAAAAAATATGAAGAAACACTAGCTTTAGAAGATGCGACAGTTTATATTGCTAAACAATATGCTACAGGTAAACCAAAGGATAAATACACTTCACAAGTTTACACATTGAAACTTGAAGAAGTAACGCCACCAACACAAGGATGATGTGAATGGATACATTAATTTCAAATGAAATATTACAGCAATTCAAAGATAGGATGCGATTAGGTGATGACGAAGACGATAACCTAAGACGTATCCTTTTTGCATCCAATGAGGCTCTAATAAAAGTGTGTGGATCGTATGACATAACCAAAGATGAGACGTTCAAAGAATTAGTTTTTGAGCGTTCTCGTTATGTTTACAATGATGCACTTGAATATTTTACTAAGAATTTTTTAACCGAAATTAATAGTTTTGGCATTGCAAAAGCTTTAGAAGAAATAAAATTGGACGGTGATTAATATGCGTCCTTTTCAGTACAAAAAACCATTGAATACAGGTGATTTTAGGAATCGAATTATTTTTGAACAGCCTGAAGTAATAAAAGATGAATTGAATCAAGAAGTTGAAACAGGNNAAGAAGTTAAAAAAGCATGGGCGATGATAAAAACGATAAAAGGTTCAGAGTACATTGAAGCTTCAGCTTCCCAGGCTACACGAATTTATCGCTTTGTAATTCCTTATACAACAGGTATTACAGAATTAATGCGAAT